TCTATTCCAAGCGTCTGCTACATCATCCCAAGACTCTTGAGCTGCTATTGCGGTGTTATCTGCGCTATCTTGTACGCTTTTATAAGCATCTTCTGCCTCTTTTAGCTTCGCTTTTGACTCTGCTAAGGCTTCTTTATTCACAAAAGAATCAGGTAATAAATCATAAAAAGCTACATCAAGCTCTCTTAGTTTCAACTCAGTTAGCTTAAATACTTCCCATATCCTCTGAAAGCCTGTTATAGCAGTCAAAGAGAAAGCAGTTAAACCGCTTGATAAGTAATCAAATCCCGCCCCAACTCGTGCAAAGAATTGGTTATTTAAAAGAATATTAAACCAATCTACTAAGGTTTTAATTGCACCCTTAGCAGCGTCAAACAATCCGCCCTCACCTAGTTGCCTTAAAGCTCCTTGAAATTGGTCTTTTAAAGTTGAGACTAAACCGCCTAAAGTTTGAGAAAGCTCATTCATACCACCGCTAGTCTTTTTCAATTCAGCCTGTAATATGCCCCAAGCCTTTTTCCCTTGCCCAGCTTTAGTTAATTTCTCAATCTCGTTTCTAGTAGAGCCTGTCACTAAACCTAACTCTTGAAGCCTTGCCATAGACTCGCCAATAGGTCTATTTGCTTGTAAACCACTATAAGCCCTACCTACATGAACCGCAAGATTCTCAAAGCTCTCACCACTAATAGCAGACGCATCGCCCACCATTCGCAAGCCTTCGCCTGTGCTTAATAAGTTACCGCCAAGAGTCTGCAAAATCCTTGAAGCATTAGCTACCTGCTCAAGTTGAAATGGCGTAGTTTGTGCGAACTTGGAAAGCTCTTGCATTCTAGCTTTTGCGCTCTCGGTATCACCTAAAAGCACCTTGAACTGAGTCTCTAACTTTTCCATTTCTGAACCAGCAGAAATAATGGACTTTGTGAAAGCACCTACACCTACGACACCTAAAGACACCATAGCACCTTTTAAGCTAATTAGTTGCGAACCAAAACCTTTAAAAGAGTCTTTTGTCTTGCCTATTTCACTAGATACACCCTTAGCCATTTTACTTGAGCTTTCTTGTATCTTTTTTAAAGTAGGACTCATTTTGTCAATTAATATTGCTCTTGCGGTTATATCTGACATCTAGCTATATCCTTCGTTGTTTACATTAGGTCTTTTCCAAAACTCTAAGTAACTTTCATAAACATTTTTTGCTTCCAAAAATCGCAAATTACAATCGTCAAAACTAGGCGCAGTTCCTTGAAACTCTTTATAATATGAGTACTCTTCAAACCAATCTAAAAGCACAGGAGGTATATGCTTTGTTGGGTTATCATAATACTCATAAATAGTCTCTCCATCGGTATCATCATAAAACAGGGCAGTCATCTTACTAAAGTCTGCGGTTTCATAATCTATATCTCTGTCACCGCAAACAATAGCACCGCAATGACTACCCGCTAGAACTTTAAACCAAGCTCCTCCTGAGAAGTCAAACCGCTAATTTTCACTAATTCAGTAATGATACCAGCTTGAATAATTGAAGGAATTTGCATAAATAACTCAAAGCTCAAAGTTCCATTTGAACCTGTCTCAAACTCTATTAATTCACCACTTGCAGTCTTGAAATTACTCCAACCCACTACATAATCCTTAACTAGCTTGAGTAGTTTTTCGTTCTCGTCTGAACCGCTCAAAATAGATTCTTCTCTTTCGGGATTTGAAAGAATTAAAGTAGCATCTCGCCTAATTTTTACTTGATGAATATTAAACTCTTTTTTTGCTTTAACATCTAACTGCTTTAGCTCAAAAGTAGGTCTATACTCTTTAGGCAGGACTTCTTTTCCATCTATTTTTGGATTATAAGTAAACTTGTGCGTAGCACTTTGAGATAGAGGTAGGAACTTTAAAAGCTCTGATTCATCTAATTTTTGGATTTTAATTTTCTTTTCCATAATTTGCCCTTTTTAGAAAAAACGGGAGGCTTTACCCTCCCTTGTTAGTTTAAGCAGTTGCGCCTTGTAATAGTTGCCAAGTTGATTCATCTGAGATATTTGCATTTGTTCCGCTATTTCTGTTTAGCTTAAGTGTTAGCTCATACCCTAATCGACCATTAATATCAGTCTTGGAATAATTAACAACTTGAGCAACAGGTGCTGTGAATGTAAACGAACCAAATGAAAGCACTACCTCTGCCTCTGTGTTATTCTTAACTACATCGTAAGGGTTATAACTTGAAGCAGTTGGCGCATTCATCGTGATAGTCATTGTAGGCATACGATTAACGATAGTAGCGTATTTAATGCCTGAAGCTTCACTTGGGCATTGTAAGTATTCAATTGTATTCCCTGCGTTAAAAGAGAAAGACTGAACACAGAAAGCAGTACCACCAATGGTAGAAGTTCCATTTAAGAAACTCGCACCTACTGAGGTATCAGGAGAGGTCAAAGCTAAAATATCACCATTTGCCACATCTGCAAGAGTTGTAAAAGCACCTTTCCACTCATAATCAATTTTAAGCGGTGAGCCTACGCCCTCTGCACTTAGTGTAAAGTTACCCATCACACCCTTAGCAGTATCTTGTAAGCCTACTGGAGTTCCATCGTCTGAAATTTCCATATTTGCAAAGGTAGAGGTCTGAGCATCCCCTGCTTGTAGTGGCTCATATCCGTAGCCTGTAGTGGTGTATTGAGTACCAACCGCACCGCAAGACTCTAGCAATTTTCCCCACTTTGGAGCAGTTCCTAGTGTAGCACCTTGTGATAGCTTCGTGAAGCTTGTAAAAGTCGCTCCCTTAATCCCTGCGATAGCAGTGTCACCACCATAGTCACCAGTTGCAAACTTGCTTTCAGTATCACCACCTTGTAAATCAGGAGTGAACTCAATCCCCCTCATTCTTACATCAAAATCCGCATCCGCTAAGGTCTCCGCAGTTCCCTTAACGCTCTCTCTTTTTGCTACTAATATGCGTTTAGCTATATTAAAACTTGTCATTTTTGTTTATCTCCTTTAGCAAGCGATTAAGTTGGGGTTCAATCTATCCTGCGTGTATTGTAACCTAAATTTAAAAATTCTTTTTTCAGGAATATAAAGAGAATTACTTGTAAAATACTCTGTCTCATATCCTATATACATAAAGCTAGTTGCACCTACTGAACCTAGTGCAGTTCCCTGTTGTCCACTATCCGCAAATAGCTTTTTAAGATCATCCTCTGCCAGGTCTAGCTCATCCTCTCCACTTCTCTGTGGGTCTAAGGCACTATCTGTCTGTTTGCAATGCACAATAATTTCAGTAACGGTAGTATTATCATAAGCTCCGAAATTAGTTTCACCACTTTCAAAATCTAAGTTTTCCTCTGTTGGCATCCTCACATAGAAATTAGGGAAACTTGTCAAAGCTAAATCACGATTAAAGGAGCTATTTCCCCAATCAAAGTTAAAACCACCCACTTGGGTCATTCCCTTAATAGAGGTCTCAATTGCATTTCTTATATCGGTTTTAATTGGCATTTTTAACCCCTATATAACCTAAAAGAAGTCGCTGTTCTGTCGCTTACATCTTCCACACTTGCTGTGATCATCTCATAAGTAAGCATTTCCGCCATCTCTTTAGCTTTGACCTTGTAATCTTCCATTTTCTGCTTGTATTTATCAGACTCAAAGGCTTCAATATTATTCACATAAGAGGCATCTTGGAATAATTCAATATAGAGCTTTGAAAGTCCGTACTCTTTAAGCTCTATCACCATTGGAGTGGATATATTAGCAGAATCTAAAACGCCCTTAGACTGAGCAAGAGACACTATATAGGAATCACCTTTAGCTAAGTAAGTATTTATATCTGTGTTAGTATCTGCTATGAAAGGAATAGCCACCTTGTCCGTAATATCTGCTTGTACTAAAAAAGCCATCTTTAAAAGTCCTTGTTTACTTTGTCAATAGCACTCTGCCACTCTGATTTGAGCTTGTTTACATTTTTCTTAAAAGCTCTATATACCCAACCATCACCCTTTAAATGCTTTGTGCCTTCGTGCTGGTATTTTCCGTATTTCGTACCTAAGCTATGATTCTCATCAAGCAAAGAAAGGGTTAAATCTACCCCTTTGCCCTTACTTGAATTAAAAAAATACTTGATAGACTTAACTAATCTGCCTGTTCTAGTAGTCCATTTAGGGTGGTTCTTTTTAGCTTCCAGTTCCATCTCTGAGCCTACCCTTTTGGTCACTATACTTAACTCCTTGTAAAGCCTTTCAGGGTGCTTTTTAATCGCATCCTCAAAGCCTTTCATATTAAGTTTAAACAAAATAGGCATTTTGTTAGGCTTCTGCTTCTAATTGAGCAAGTTTTGCTCTTAGCTTTTTAAGGCTCAAGCGTCTATCTACATCAATTCCAAAGCGTTCTTTAATCTCTGCCTCAATCAATGCTTTTTCATCAGGCTCTTCGGCTTTAGCTTCAACCTTGTAATCTGCTTTAATCTGACCTTCACCAGCAAAGTGCTTATCATAAAATTCAATAATATATTTGTCATCTGTTTCAAAAACACCATCAATAAAGCGGAATAGGATACACTCTTTTACTGGATCCCAAATCCTTGCGTTTCTGTTGTGTTCTTGTGATTTTAAAATCGCCATAATAATTTCCCTTTTTAAAAAAATGGAGGGCTCTCACCTCCTAAGACTTATGATTCCATATAACCTTTTGCTTCTAGGTCTGCTTTCAATGCTTCAAATTTAGCAGCAAGAGACGCAATAGCATTAGCTGTAGCACCGTCTGAAATAACCGCAATCGTATCTGACGCAGTTCCGCCTGAGTTATCTGTCAATGAAGTAATCGCACCTAAGCGCAGGTTTGGGTCAATAAATTCGTTTGCAATAGCCATATTTTCCTCCAAATAGATAGAGGGGTTTTACCCCCTCACACTAATTAAGCTAGGTTAGTTAGTTTTCCGTGTTTAGATTCTAAACCATAGTCAAGACCAAACTGACCATAGATAGAATACGGATCACTCGCACCAGTTTTAGCTAGTTGCTCAACGATTAGAGCTTGACCACGAACAGGTAAAACTGCTAGTGAGCAAATAGACATATCTGCAACGATAACCTCTGTTTGAGCTACCGCAGGAGCGTAAACCACATTCAAGTTGCCAAAGTCTGTAGCGATAACTTCAACATTTACACCACCTACTGAGTTTGAGCGTTCTTGTAGTCCAAAGATAGAAGTTAGCTCTTGTTTCTTTGAAGAGTTCACTAGAACTACACAGTTACCACTCGCTAGGTCTGCTCCATTGTCTACCATTG